CGGAGCCATGTGGCGGAGGTCGGCCAGGTTGATCCCGTAGTTGACCGCGATTTCCGGAAGGTACGAACCGTCCTTCACGAGCTGCACGCTGCCGATGACCGTCCCCTGCTGCTGCGATACGACGATCTCGTCCCCGAGGTTCACCGCCACGAAGTCGAACGTAGCCGCCGCAGTCCCGCCCACCTCGAACGCGGCGGAACCGGACGGCACTACGATTTTTTTGCCTCCACCACCTCGAAAGACGGGTCGGGGAACGCGAACTCTGCGGTATAGACCGGTTCGCTCGTCAGCTTCTTGCGCTCGACCTTGAAGTTCTTCAGCCAGCAGTACTGCCACATCTGCTGACCGAACGCCACCACCGTGCATTTGAGCCTGCTGGCGGCGAGAACCTTCGCGACGTCGCCCGGCTCGCGCTTGACCGGCTCGAACGTGATGGTGCGCGTCTTCATGGGCTTGCGCCGACCGATGTAGTACGAGCCGTCAGAGAACGCATAGTCCTGCGTGATAAGGTCGTAGTTCTCGCTCATGAAGTCGTCGAGTCCACCGGCCTGAAGGACGTAGCCAGCATCGTCGGCGACCTCGCCCAACGCCTTGAGGCCGCATATCTGCACGACGCCCCCGTCCGCGTTCTCGAACCTCAGCCCCATATCGTTAAACGCCATAGTCTGCCCCCACTCCGAAGGTGTTGTACTCGTGGACCGTCCTAGCCATGTCGGCAGGGTTGGTTACCGGCTGGTTGAAGTTGATGGTCTGGTTGACGGTCTGACCGGCCCCGGCACCCTGCTGGCTGACGAACTGCGGCTGGAAGCTCCTCACGACGTTCGGGGAGAACGACGTCGAGAGCTCGCCGCCGTAGTCCCTGAGGTCGTCGTTGAAGTCGCCGATGCTCTTTTTAGTGTCCTCGAAACCATCGACGAGCCTCATGTTGAAGCCCTTCATGATGAGCGTACCGGCGGGCTGAAGGAGCTTCAGGTCGTAGCTGAGAGGTCCCTTGTGGCGCGCGATCCATCCCGCGATACTGCCGACGAACGACGTGACCTTGTTCCAGAAGGAGACGAGGCCGTTGTACAGGCCGATCATGATGTTTCGGCCTGCGTTGTACAGCAGCCTGCCGCCGTTTCCGATGGCCCTGACGATCTTGCCGGGAATATTCCCGACGAACGACGTGATGCCGCCCTCCTTGGATACGATGCCGCTTAGGAACTTGCCGAACGCCTCCGCGCCCGATGCGAGCAGCGACGGGCCGAGCGTGACCAGCTTGCCGAGGATGTCACCGACGAGTCCGGCCACGCTCAGGAGAATCTGAGGCAGCGCCTGACCGATTGCACCGACGAGCTGTAGGAACAGCTCCGCGCCTCGCGACAGCATCTCCGGGCCGTGGTCGATGATGTACTGGAGCAGCTGCGCGATTCCCTGGCCGAGTGCCGTGAGAATCTGCGGCAGCGCCTGAATCAATCCGGTCACCATGTTCACGAAGAACGTCAGCGCCGTGTTGAGCAGCTGCGGGCCGTACATGATTATCAGGTTGAAGATGCCGGTGATGATGGTCGGCAGGTTCTGGATGATCATCATACCGAGCTGCCCCAACGCATCGAGCAGGAACGTGGCGAGGTTCACTATCATCCCGACGATTGTCGGACCCTGCTCCGTGAGGAACGTGCCGACCGACTGGAAGAACGTCGGCAGGTTCGTCGAGATAGATTGCAGTACGGACTCGAACAGCTGCGGGATCGACATTCCCGTAGTCTCCTTGATCTTGTCGAAGACCTGCGGGATGGCCCGCTGGATGGCCTGACCTATCTTCCCCATGAGGGACGGCATTGTCGTTACTACCGTCGCCACGATCTGCGCGATTCTCGGCAGGACGTTCTCGCCAACCGCCGTGACCGCCGTGAGCAGGTTCTCCGTGAGGGCTCCCATGTCTTGGTCCGGGTCGGCGAGGCCCTCGAGCCAGTTCTTCCAAGCGGCCTTGGTGGCGTTTACGGAACCCTCGACGGTCTTCAGGGCCTCGTTCATCGAGGTGCCAGCGATGCCCATGTGGTTCTGCATGACGTCGATGGCGTTCACGATGTTGTCGAAGCTCATGCTGTTCGCATCGACCGTGATGCCGAGGTCTTTCTGGATGTCCGTCATCGAGGCGGCGTCCTTGATTAGGCGCTGCATCTCCTGTTGGGTGCCGCCGTATCCGAGCTTCAGGTTGTCCAGCATCGTGTAGTTCTGCTTCGCGAAGCCCTGATAGGCATTCTGGATGTCCGTGATGTTCGTGCCGAACGTGTTGGCGTTGTCGGACATGTCCATGATGGCGCGGTTTGCGTATCCCGCAGCCTTCTGCGTGTCGCCTCCGAGCGAGCTGATGAGCGACGCAGAGAACGACGTGACCTGCTCCATGTACTCGTTGGACGATATCTGCGCGGTCTGCCATGCGTTCGCCGCGTATCCCTGCACCGTCTGCCACGAGTCGCCGAACAGCTTCTGGATGCCGCCGATGTTCTGCTGGTAGCTCGAGAACTCCTCCAGCGCGCCCTTTGCGATTATGCCCGTGACCGCCGTGCCCGCAGTCCCGATGGCGGCGAGCGCCTTTGTCGATGCCGAGACGATGCCGGACGCGAAGCCGCCGACCGCGCCTGCTGCCCTCTTCATGGTGGACTCGGCAGAACTGGCCGCCGACTGCGCCGCCTTCGTCGCCTGATTTACGGCCTTGTCGCCGTTGACCTCTAGGTCTACCTCGATAGTGCCGTCCGCCATTCAGTCACCTCCTCTATAGGTGGAGGCGACCGAACGCCTCCTTCTGGACTTCGATTGCCCTCGCGTCCTCCGGCGTCCTGAGTGCCGGCAGCGAGTAGGCCCTCTTCATTCTAGACCAGTACTGATGCTCGGCGTCCTTCTCCCGGCTGGGCTTGGTGTAGCCACGGTACCGCATGACCTTACCCAATGCCGTGCCGTCGGGAAGATTGTCCAACAATGCCCTGAACCGCCACCAGTGCATGTGGCAGTCGGTGAGGTCGATGCCGTAGCACTGCTGGAAAGCCGCGACTATGCGGCCTCCGTCCTCTATGTAGTCGAAGACCCTCGGGCCGTTCGATGACAGGCCGTGCGGCGTCTCCGTCTTGCAGGCCGCGAACTCCGCCGCCGCCTCGACCCACCCATCATCGTCAGGCACGTCGCCGGTGAAGATGTATGACCCGGCCTTGCGCGCGGTCTGCGCGTCTACCGCCCAACGGATCCAAACGTGAAAGTCAGTGTCTATGGGAAAGAAAAGCCCGCCGACCTCTAGGCCAACGGGCAGTCCCTCGTCTCTTAGGTCAATCATCATTTCGCCTTGTCGCTCAGGTCTACGACCTTGCCGATTTTGTCGAGTGGCACCTTGTTGAGCGTGCGGGCGGTGCTGTTAATCTGATCGTCGAAGATTACGGCCTGATATGCACGGGTCGCGCGGCTGAAGCACAGCGCGAGCGCGGTCACGTCGCAGTCATCGTAACCTGTGCAGTCGAATGCCTTGTGTGCCGAGTCCTCGCCCATAAGCTTCACCATCATGTCGTACTGGGCGCGGAACACCTCATCGGGCGTCTCGCCGTTGGCGACCGCGTCAATCTCGGCACTGAGCGCCGGTGTGAGCTTCGGCAGCGTGTGGACTACGTTCAAGTTGTCGGTGAATGTGATTTTCATTTTCGGCTCCTCGTCTCGATAAAAGAAAAGCGGGGCAAGGTTTCAACCCTCACCCCGCACGGCCCTATTTTACCGCCTTGGCGGCCTTCTTCACCGGAAAATCTTCCGCTTGAGCGGAGGCCCCGCTAGCTAGTTTTTTTTTGTCACCTTGATGGCACTGGTGCCGAGGCCGGTCACGCTGACGTCAACCGGGTCGCCGTTGAAGTCGAGGTGGAAGGACAACGTGCCGTCCACGGTGTTCAGCGTGTCGATGGTGATGAGCGTCTCGACCCAGACCTGACCCTCGGTCTCCCCGGTACCGGATGCGGGGACCTCTGCGACGAGGCACGGGAAGGTGGTCTCTCCGCCGACCGGCATCTTGTGGCGCAGGTCGTTGATGAACTTGTACATCGGGTTGTCCTCGTACAGGGCAATCTCCTGATCCATTCCGGGCTGATAGCCGGTGTGGACGGTGTAATCGTTCTTGTAGCAGATGTAGGACGCCGTGTCGGTCTGCGCGTTGTACTCCATCTCAAACGTGGTCGAAAGGTCGATGGGGACCCACTTCGCGCCGGTATCCGTACCGGTGCCCGTCCACGCGCCCGCCGTGTCGATGAGCGGGACGATGAGATTGCGTGTGATCTTGTTCGCTGACATTGTCTAACCTCTCTCTAGGTACCTAATCGAAGCCGCAACCGAGTAGCGCGCCGTGCCCTGGTCGACCTGCACGAGCTCCGACATGTTCTGTTGCGGCTCTATTGCCATAATTGTACAGTCTCCGCCGAAGTCCGGGACGTTGTGCGGGTACTGCTCGCTGACCCATTCCAGCCATCCGTTCACCGCGTCCAAGGCCTCGTCGTTGATGTCGTCTCCATCGTCGCTCCACGGTAGGACATACTGCAATGAGAATAGCAGATCGCGCACCTCGGAGCCGTCGATGTACGTCACGACCGCCTTCTCCTGAGTGTTGAAGAAGATGGCCGAGTCGCCCATGTCGTTCACGATGGCGTTTGTCTTCAGCCCCTTTATCGCCGGGCACGTGAGCGCCCACGCCTTGACCTCTTTGGCCTTCGTCCTCATCGTAACGCCGCCTTCCCCGCCGCCGCGATCTGCGCGACATGCCTCTTAATGCCCTCATCCCAGTGCGCCATGGTGCCCGGTGTGACGAAGTGAAGGCCCTTGCCGTAGAACACCCTCCGCGCATACGGCAGCGGCCCCCAGGTGACCTTGAACGGCGTGGCCTTGCCCGTCCCTCGGAGGTCGCCGGTCTTCATCGGGACGTACTGATGGGCCACCGCCAAGGCTTTCGTCGCCATGGCCTGACCCATCGCACGGTTGCGGCTGATGGAGTTCACCTTGCCCGGTACGCCGCTCAGATTGACCTTCGTCATGATGTCGCCTCCACCACGGAGCCGTAGGGATGAATACCGGCACCGAACCCGTCGCGCCTGTCCTTCACGCTCTTGACCTCGAAGGCTCGCCCCTCGTTCTGGGCGGTAAGCAGAGCCTTCTTGGTCGGCGGGATTATCCCATCGGAGATGAAGTCGCCCACGCTCGGGACGGTGTTCATATACGGCTCCGCTATCTGGCAGCGCCAAGTCTGGGCTTTGGACACGGCAGGCCCCTCGCTCTTCGAGTTATCGTGGACGAGCACGGCCCTCTCGATGGTCTCGGGCCTGTAGCCGTTCGCTTTGACGTACAGATAGACCTTGCGCTCGAATGGAACCGTCACCATGTGCCACCGACCCTAGAGATTAGGTCGATGGGAAGGGAGGCGCGGATGTCGTCCATCGCGCGGGTCTCAGCAACGGTATAGGATCCGCCCGCGCCGTCCCTGAAACTCATCGACGTGATGCCGTTGTCGAAGCTCGCCAACCCGCCGTTGTCCGCCTGCTGGCCCTTGGCCCTCTCGATGGACGGCTGGCGCTCGACCAGCAGCATCTGGGCGTCCTCGATGGCGGCCCCGAACATGTCCTCCAGAAACTGCCATTCCGGGAGCTGTCGCCGGTGGCACGTGACCTCATCGAACAGGGGCATGGCGGAGCCGAGTGCGCTCTGGAACTGCGTCTCGGTCATCGTTCCGCCCCTGCTGAGGTATCCCGCGTAATCAAGCATTACTGCTCCTCCAAGGTATCGATGCCGGAAGTCTCCTCGCCGGTCCCGACCTCATGCCAAGTCGCCTTGTCGATGTCCGGCGCGTTTGTCTGCTCGGCTGTCGTGTCGCGCATGGCTCGGTAGAGCTTGCCGATGTGGTTCACGCAATCACCGCAGAGGTACGACTCGCCGACCGTCCAGTCCTTATAGTATGCCGCCACGGAAAGCGCCTGCTCATCCGGTAGCAGTGCGGTCTGGATGAGCGTCTGCAAGGCCGTGGTCTTGGCTGCGGCCTGTGCGTCCTCCATCTGTCGCAAGAGGATGTCCACGTTGTGTTCTAACTTCATATCGCCCTCCAAAGGCCCGCATGGTACGTCTCCATTTTATGCGCTCGGATAGTCGGAGGGGCGCAAGGCCCCTCCTAGATTGACAAGATTACGCGATTGACAGGACGGGAAGGCAGCTATCGCCGCTCGTCGCGCTGGCGTTGGTGACGCCGCCACTGGAGTAGACCACGCCCACTGAGCTCGAGTTCGCGGTGGCACGATAAGCAGAACGCGTAAACACGTCGCGGGCGACTTTGTTCGGGTCTCGTGCGATGAGCCATGCGTACGTCTTCCAGCCTGCAATGACGTCGGGATGGTTGTTCGCAGCGGCCACGGCCTTCCAGTAATCGAACGCCACGCCCCCAGCCTTGAAGCCATTAGCGCTCTGACCGAGGTACGAGTTGAAGTAGTGCTCGATGGAGCTCGGCAGGCGCACCATGTCCACCGTCTCGACTGGTGCAGCCCCGTCGGTCTGATGAGGCTCGGTCTTCACCTTCACCGATGCCATGCCGTCGCGGAGGCTCTGCTCCAATCCCGCCAAGAAGCCCGGCTTGCCAGCCATAGGGTGCTTGCGGGTGAATCGCGTGCGGCGAGAGTCCCAATCGGTCGAGTCCGAGTTGAGCCAAGCACGCATCGCGGAGTCCTTCCAGAAGTTGGAACCCTCGCAACTTCGCGCCCATGTGTTGAAGTCGCCCGTTGCGAGCTCCGAGATTGTACCGAGCGACGTTCCGGTGCCGCCCGCTGCGACCGTGACTGTCTGGAGTAGCGCACCGTCGTAAGGCCCATAAATCTTAATCTGCGTGAGACTGGAAGAGTTACCCGCGTCCCAGATCCACTGGGAATCTGCCGGAACGTCCTCGGCCAGCGTGAACGTATACGGGAACTGGCCCTTGGTACTGAAGGCACCCGTTCCCCATGCAGAGCTCACCGAGACCGTGAACGTGTACTGGCCCGCGCTCATCAGCCCGACGTTGTTGTAGAAGGCCTGCTTCGGCTCGAACGGAAACGAGATGGGAAGCGCGTCGATGAACTGCAAGTCCATGCAGTTGCCCGTGCGACCGTCCCCAAACTCCTTGAGCGGGTGCGCGTCGTCCGCGCCAGTGTAATGGTGGGCCACTGCCATGCGCATGGGATAGGTTGTGCCCCCCCATGTCCAACCGGCTGTGATGAGGTCGCCGGGATAGAGAACCTTCGGCGCGTCTCCCGTTCTCACCAAAGCGCGCATCTGGACACCGGAAAGCCCAGTGGCTGCAAGCTCGACGGCCTTTGCGGCCGCGTTCGCTGTGTCGGCCGCGTCCTTGGCGTTCTTGGCGGCTTTGTCAGCCTTTGCTGCCGCCTCGGTCGCCGGTCGCTGAAGCTCCGCGATCTGGTCTTCGGTGAAGTCGTTATAGGTAAACGGGTCGCCCTTCCCGCCCTTATCGCCCTTCGGCCCCTGAGGTATCCCAAGCGTAATAGTCTGACCGCTCTCGCCCTTGACGGTTGAGACGGTCGCCTCGCTGCCGGGTCCGAGTGTCGTCACATCTACGTCCGTGATGACCGATGCGTTTGCCTTTGCTGCCGCCTCGGTCGCAGATGTTGTCGCCGCGTCAGCCTTTCCAGCTGCCGCAACGGCCTCTTCTTTCGCCGTGTTCGCTGACGATGCAGCCTGAGCTGCCATCTCTGCGGCCTCATCGGCTGCATGGGCCGACGTGTCTGCGTTGGCTGCCGAGGCATTAGCCGCCCCTGCTGCGTCGTTTGCCCTTGCCGCCGAAGCGTCAGCGGCCTCGGATGATGCCATGGCAGTCGAAGCGGCCTCCTTGGCCTCCTTGATGGCCTCGGTGATAAGGTCGCACGTCGGCTCGTAGCCCTTGAAGCCGGCCCCGGTCTCGATAACTCGGAAGGGCTTGGACATGGCGGCGTGCAACAGCACCTGCCCGTCGGCGTTGGTTCCCTCGATGCTGGCGGACACGTCGCCGATTTTGGTCATTACCTCCCACGGGATGACGTAATAGCCGTCCGCGCCCCTTGCCGGGGCCGAGACAACGTCGGAACCCTTGAAAGCGACGAGGATGTCGAGGCCGTCCCACTCATCGTCGAGGACGAGCGAAACGCGGTCCTCGTCTTTGGTGCCCCTATAGAGAAGACGGTCGTCGGTGGATATGTCTCGATCCGCGACCGTCAGAATATGTGTGCGCATGGAACCTCCTAGATGTCGTTCTCGGTGACGAACATGAGCGACGTACCGGCCTTGAACGTCTGATCGGCGGTGAGCGTGATGCTCTTACCGGTGGAGTTCGTCGCCAGAGTGTTGTGCGACATGGTGCCGTCCGCGTCGTGGAACCAAACCGCATATGTCTGGTTCGCCTTGACCGCGAGGCCCGTTGCGAGAACCGTGCCCGCAGTCAGCGTGACCTCTGCCGATGCCTGAATGTCCACCACCGCAGAGCGGAGCAGAACGTCGGCCCCGGCCTTCCATACCGGGATGATGCCGACCGTCACCTTGAGGTTGGTCGGTACCGTGGGCGTCTGGGTATCGGCCACCATCGAATGCGTCTGACCCGACTCGATCGAGGCGATGTCCGTCTCGTTGGTCTTTGAAAGGCTCATCGCGTTGGCGGCGTTGGCCTCGATCCTGTTCATGTCCCCGGCGTTGATGACGTCGCCCGTCTTCCACGTCTTGATGACGTCTGCCATTGTCTCCTCCTTAAAGGAAAGGGGAGGGCCGAAGCCCTCCCCAACTAACCGGTGACGGATGTGCCTACGACGGCGTACCCGACCCGGGCTGTTCTATCGGTTGGCGGCTCCGAGCCTAGAAAGACACCTTGGCGTTGAAGACGCAGGCGGAGCGCAGGACCTTGGCACCGTAGGCGTGGAGGCCCTTGACTGCATCCTTGAAGGACTTCTCGGGGCGGTATGCCTCAGTGTTGAGAATCTGCTCGGCGTAGGTGCCGGACTGGTCGCAACCGGCGATGACGTCGTAGACGGTCTGGTTGCCCTTGGAACCGCCATCATCCTCATGCGGTGCGTTGTTGGACACGTGAATCTCGAAGCCCGCGGACTTGTAGACGGTGCCCTCGGTGAGGCGCTGGTTGGAGTCGTTGGTCGCGACCGCGACGAAACGGGAGTCCTTGAGCATGAAGCCCTCGAACTCGGGCGGCACGACGCAGATGCGGCCCATGGTCGGGCAGTTCTGGCGGTCGAGCGCGACCTTGAGGTCTACGAGCAGGTTGTAGGCGTCCTCGGGCTTTGCGTCCGTGATGCTCTTGGGCGCGTCCTTGGTGCCGATGGTGCCGCCGGTGCCGGTGACGAGAAGGCCGGCGAGATACTTGTCGGTCACGTCGCCGAAAGCGTAGCCGGTCTGTGAGGAAGCGGACTCCAAGAGGTTGATCTTGGACTGTGCGGCGTCCACATCATCGACGGCGATGTTGAAGTAATCGGCCTGATCGATAGACAGCGTGGCGTCGGTAACGGTCACGTCGTCGGGTGCGTCGATGTCGGTACCCTTGGTGTACTTCTTGACGGTGGGTGCGCCCACGAGGCCGATCTTGACGGTATCGCCAGCGTCTCGAATCTCACCCTCGTAATCGCGGTTGAAGAACTTGGTATAGACAAGCTGCTTCTCGAGCGCGGCGAGGATACGGGCAGACCAGATGGTCGGGATGAACTTGTCGGTAGACATTCGTTACCTCTTTCCTACTGCTGGGCCAAAAGTTTCTGAACGTCGGCCCAGTTCTTGTTGATGTCGTCGGGGGACATTGTCTTGAGCTGGTCGAGGGATGTGATGGGCGACACGCCTGCGGCTGCGCCGTCTGCCCCGGGCATCTTGTGGGGGTCGGTCTGCGGGTTGGCCCAGATTCCGGCCTCGTCCGGTGCGGCGAGCTTCAGGATGTCCGCGATGGGCATGTCGGCGTTTGCCTTGCGCAGCGTGTAGGCCTTCTCCGTGACGGCCTCCTTGACGACGCTGTTGGCGAAGGCCTTCTTGCCGAGCGCCTTGCCGAACTCATCGTCGAATGCCGCGCGCTTCTTGGACTCCTCGTCGGCCTCGGTGCGCTTCTTGGCGGCCTCCTCGTATTCGGCGATCTTGGCCTTGAGGCCGTCCACGTCCGCCGACTCTGCGGCCTTCTTGGCCTCGTCGAGTGCCTTGTTGGCGGTATCCAGCGCGGCCTGCGTCTCGGTGAGCTTCTTGGCCTTCTGCTCGACCTCGGCGACGGTCTTGTAGTTCTCGCCCACAGCCTTCGCGATGGCCTTGGCCGGATCGCCCTCGATACCGTTCGCCTTCAGGATTTCCTCGATGTTCTGCAATGTCCTCAACCCTTCTAAAGTCATATTAAGCTCGGCCTTCCCGAGCCGGACGGGTGCCGCGATGAAGCCCACGGCCTGCTGAGTGACATTATAGACAAAAGGAGCCGCCACCCGTAGGTCAGGCGGCTCATTCCGTGCCCAGTATAAAGCAAAAGGCCGACACTCACGTAGAGCATCGGCCTTCCGTCGCCACTTTCGCAGCGTTACCTGCGTCCTTATTGTATCAGATGGAGAGGACGTATTCCATGTGGCGCGTCTTCTTGTTCGGCTTGAACAGCTTGTGTTTGCCGTACCTCCCGAGTCTGAAACTCGTTCGAAGCCCTCTCCTAGCCTTCCTGACCGCGTAGCGGCCTCCATCCGTCCTCGACCTGCGAGGCCTCGAACTCGCGCATGGGTTCGTCCGTCTCCAAGACCTCCCAGTGACCGCCCCTGATTGTAGCGAAGCCGAAGCTTTGCGAGCGGTCTTTGACGTCCGTGTCCACCCAGCGGAAGTGCAGTTTGTGGGCGTGGGCCTTGCCGTGGCACCCGCTGGTGTTCCCGCTTCCGCAAAGCGTGATGGTCGGCTTTGGAAGCTCGACCCCGTGACAGTCGTACATCTTCCCCGCTGAACGCTTCACGATGTGGTGCTGGTTAAGCGGGTACGTCGCCCCGCACACCGCGCACCGGTCGAGCTTGACGCTGCAACCCCTCATGAGCGGTCGCAGGTAAATAGGCATCGTGTCCACTTTTGCCATTATCAATCCTCCAGAATCTCGATAGTACCGCCGTCCGGATCAATGGCGACGAGCCGGATACGGCGCTCCATGTTCCAATCGGCCGGCTCGTCCATGGCGATGCAATGCTGGCAGTCCTCCGGCCTCAGTTTGTCGTGGCCCAGCGGGCACAACTGCCGCTTCACGCGGAAGAAGTAGTAACCCTCGTAGACGTGTCCCTCGGCATCCGTGTACCTGATTCTCGGTATGCCCGGCATGGGCGCGGTCTCCGGCAGGTCGGTGTCTGTCATCGTATTAGTTCCCTTCGATTATGTCCGCGAGCATGCCAAGTGCCTCATGTACCGGCGTGTCCTTGTCATTCAGGCCGAAGGCCATGTGGATGCTGTCGGTGAGCCGGCGGTCGGACATGCGGATGTCCGGCATGATGTTGCGCCAAGCCTCGGCTTGGTCTCGCAGCTCTTTAGCCACCTCGCGGCGCTCCTCGTCGTTAATCATCGCCTCCCCCTTCCGGGTCAATGAGATCAGCGAGCTTATCGAGGACAACATCGAAGTCATGGTAGTCCTCGAAGCCGACCACCACCTCGGCAAGCTCGTCGAAGAACTGCTCCTTGTACTGGATGGAGTGGCCGATAGTCAGGTGTCGCAGGTTCTCGGCAATCTCGCGTCGCTCTTCGCTAGTGAATGTCATCGAAACCGGCTCCAAACATATAGTCGTAGTCGCACTCCCAGGTCTCTCCGTCGCGGATCATGGTCGCCCCATACCTCGGAGTACCGCCGGTATCGTCGCCCCAGAAGTGGAAGTGCCATCCAAGGAAGTCGAACTCCTCGTCGTACTCGTCTGCGGCGTACCTCGTGTCGCCGTACTCCTTGTAACCGTCCCGCCCGAACTTGCGGGAAAGGTCATCGAACGTGTATATGGTCGGCTTGTCCTCGCCGTCCTCCCACTCGTAGACCTCCGGCCAACCCTGCTTGTAGCGCCCGACGCGGACATTGCCGTCGCCCATGACTCCATGGTGCGAGAACTCGAACCACTCGAATCAGTCATGGTGCTTCATGATGTTCGCGTACACGCGGAGTCCAGTAGGCAGGGAACCCTCGTCGGTGTCGTATACGCCTACGTCCTCCCTGTCGGTTCTGCGCTCGCCGTTGAGGTACGCGAACGCGCCGTAGTCGCTGTATGCCATGGCTATACCTCCTTCGCCGCCGCCTCGCGGCGCTTTTCATCGGTAATCATTCGTCCACCTTGGATATGGCCAGCGCCACGTATTTCTGGGCAAGGCCCTCGAAGTCGTCGAGGATGTAGTCGATTCGGCAGACTGCACCGTTGAGCGGGTGCCTTGCCGCTGCCCTGACGTCGTAGCCTTCGTTCGCCAAGACTTCGAATACGATTCTGTCTCCGACTTTGAAGCCGCGTTCGTTCTTGCAAATCTCGAATGTCTTGGTGCCGTTCACGATTGCGTCGGCGTATTCGGTAAGTACCTTGAGCGTATGAGTCGTCATTTGTCCTCACCCCTCAGCTTGCGGATACGGGATGCGATGTTCTTGAGTGCCGCTTTCTTGCATTCAGAGCATGATTTTCCGTACATTTCCATCGGGCAATCTTCGTAGTAGTCGCATATGTCCGACCCTCTGTCCAAGTCCTCTTCGAGCCTCTCCCAGCTGTCTGGCGCGGTGAGTCTTAACTCTGTCGTCCTTGGGTTCCCAACCCGTCTAAACGCTCGACTCTCCAGAAGCGTTCATTCGGGTTGTAGCGGAAGGCTCGAATGCTGACCGGGACACCGTCGGCGTCGTATAACCTTTTAGTGTCCAGCGGAATCTCACGCCCCTCGGCGTCTTGAGGCAGTCCGATGCTCATCGTTTTTGCTCCTTTACTCTCTTGTTTGCCATCTCGGCATATTCTTCGACGATCTCGTATCCGATGAACGGAACACCAAGCTCGGCGCAGGCCACCGCCGTCGTACGGCTGCTTGACCCGGTTGAAGTCAGGCTTTACCCCGTAGAAGGCCACGCCCCGGTGCTGCTTTCTGGTGTTGGAGTTGTACACCCACGACACGACCCTCTCCGGTGCCTCGCCCTTCTCGATGCTCAACCGGTGGAGCTGTTCCGGGTAGTGGATGACGACCGCAGCCGTCTGGGCCGTAACCTCTGCGAGCATCGCGTAGTAGTCGCCCTCGTCCATCCGATCGGTGAAGCCCTTGTAGCGGTACCCGATATTGAATGGAGGGTCGGTCACGACCACCGGGGCCAGTCCCGCGTAGGTCATGGCCTCGATACCCCCCCCCATGAGTTTCGGGCCGTCGCCCACGTAGACGCTGCCTATCTCCTGCATCGTCGCTCCCCTACTTGATGATGAGCGACTGCCGCGTGATTCGCTCTGCGCCCTTGATCGCGTCCGGCGTGCCGTCCTTCATCGCCTTGTCGATAGCCGCGCCGAGTTTCTTCTTGTCGATCTTCACGACCGTCTCGACCGTCTTGAACTCGTCCGGGACGAGCTTCTCGTCGGTGATCTCGGTGCTCGTGGACTTGCGGAAGCTCAGGCGAACCTTCGGCGTGTCGAGCTTCCTGTCTCCGTGCGCCTGCATCGAGAAGGCCAGGTAGTCCTTCAACTGCTCGACCCGGCGCTCCTTGGCCTTGCGGCGCTCGGTCAGCGCCTTCTCCTCGGCCTTGAATGCCGCGACCTCGGCGTTGAGGTCCTTGATGAACAGTCCCACGGCCTCCAGCTTCGCCTCGCGGCTGGCCTCCAGTTCCTCGAGCTCGTCGCACGTGAAGACCTCGCCGGTCGACTCGTCCAACGCGAAACCGTTCTCGATGACCTGTGCGATCCGTCCGTCAATCTCGTAGAGGTGCATGTCTTCCCCTTAGTCCAGAAAGCTGTATTCGTGAATGCATCGGGCGATGGACGCTCTTGCGTCGTCCAAGCTCCCAAAGTGGATGTGCGCGTCGGTGCATCCGTCCGACCATTCGAGGTTGCCCATGCGTCCCGTGCGCGTGAACCCTGTGGCCTCAAGCCTCTTTACCGCGCTCGCCATCGTGCCGACCTCTCGGATCTGGTGCAGCACCTTGTTGACGTCTACCGTCGCGTACTCGATATACATCAGGCCCGCCTACCCTTCGATGCCGATCGCCTTGCGCACGTACGGGTTGCTCAGCGGGTGCCAGCCCGGTCGCCATGCCGGGGAGATGTGCGAGGCGTCGAGGTTCGCGTCCCCGGTGGCCTTGCGTCCGGACCTCACGATGCCGTCGAGCGTCTTGGCCTTCGTCTTGAAAACCTTCTGCTTTGCGTCCTCGGTCTCTGCCCTGAACTCACGAATCATTTGAGGCTCCTTTCATCTGCCTTGGCTATATTCTAAAACAGTTGTATCAACTTTGCAACAACTTTCTTTGAAGAAAAGGGGCCGAAGCCCCCCTGTCTAGTACGGCTCGTAGCGACCGCGCTCGACGTTGTTCGCGTATACCTTGCGGGCTGCGTCGCGCAGTTCCGCGTCCGTCGTGCCGATGCTCTCCAAGAGGTTGACGCACGACTGAATCGTGTCGAAGCACTCGTAGACGATGTCCTCGCGCATCTCTGGAGTGATGGATCCCGCACCATCAATCCCGGACGCCTGCCACGCCCCGAACACCTCCGCGGCCTCCTCCAACGGTTTCAGTGCCTGAGCCTTCGGCTCGTCGAACTTCGTGAACGGCTCGACCTTTAGAACGTATGTCTTCACTTGCTCCTCCAATGTCCGAATACCAACCGGTGCGCGTAGTTGTTGGCCTTGCCCAGCTCCACGTCTATATCGTCCTTCTTGCCCGCACGCAGGCAGTACCTGAGCACCTGCCCGAGGCTGTACGCCTTGTCCGGCGGCAGGCCCTCGACGACCCTCTCGATGATGTCGATAGGCTCGACCTCGCCCGCGTACCACTCCGGGGCGTCAACCTTCTCGCCAACGTTTAGGTAGGTGCCGTGCATGGCCAGACGGTCGGCGACTTTGCGGTATGCCTCGCTGCGATCCATCAGTACTCCTCGAACCCGATGCGCTCGCACTCCTCGTCGTCCAAGACCGCGTAGTCCTCGAAGAACCTCAGCGCCTCGGTGCAGCTCACGGTGCCACGGTTCTCATCGACCCACTCGTCGTAGGCCAGCCCGCAGACGCCGATGATGTCGGAGTTGAGATAGCGGAAGTGCTTGCAGTAACAGCACTGCTTGGGGCACTTCTCGGTGATTCCGTCCCTCATGGCGCTCTCGATGTTGTTCATTGTCGGCTCCCTTCAACTGCCTTGGCTATATTCTATAACGACTGTATCAACTTTGCAACAACTTTTCGTAAAGAAAAGGGGAGCGCGAAGCCCCCCAGATGCGTCGACCAGCACGTTGACATACAAAGCGGCTTGCTCCAGTTTAGGCAGTCTTGCATACAAACGCAATACGACTAATGCAATACGACTAATTAGTCCATTAGTCAGTCCATTAGTTTAGAACGACAAAAGTGACCAACCCGCGAGTTAGAAGGGGATGGCCTCGTCGATGTCGTCGGGAACCGGTGCGCTGGCCGCATCGCGTCGGCTCATGAACTCGATGTCGTCCACGATCACCTCGATTTTGGAGCGTTTCTGCCCGTCCTTCTCCCAGCTCATGTAGCGGAGCTTGCCGATGATGCAGACCTTTGTTCCCTTGGTCAGCATTCCCGCCAGCTTCTCGGCGCGGGTGCCGAACATGGTGCAGTCCACGAAGTTCGGGTAGTCCTCCCATTCGCCCGTCTGCTGGTTCTTCCTGCGGTCGTTCACCGCCACGCCGAAGCCCAGAATGGCCGTGCCGCCCGTGGTGCGGCGCAGCTCGGAATCGCGTGTGAGGTTTCCCGAGATGTTTACGGCGTTGATGCTCATAATCTGCTCCTAAAGTGTCTTGATGGCGAGTGCCGCAATAAGTGTGTAGATGATGTACGACGCGACGCGGACCCCGACGGGCCAGCGCCCGGCATCGACCATGAGGTAGCCGGTGCCGAGCCAAGCCCAGACGAGGATCGCGCCACGCAGGGCCTCGGCGCTCATCGCCCACCCGTGAGGCTGTCCACCGCGTCGCGGTTCTCGGCGGTCTTCCTCTTTATCCAAGATTCCACGACGGCCTGCGCCGTGGTGATTACCCTCGACGGCGCGTCCTTCCACTGGGTGAATCCGGCGGCCTTGAGCGTCTTGGTCTTCTCGAGCGCGTCGAGGATGTCGGCCACCTCCCTGCCGGTGAGGAACGAGAACTCGTTGCACGCGCCTTGGAAGTCCTCGACCTCGGCATCGGTCGCCGGAGGCTCTTGGACGCTCGCCGGGGCTTCTTGACGCTTCACCGGCTTGCGGTCGATTGACCACCCGTACACGACCTTGTGCGTCTTCTCGTTGCTGATGGTGAGCGCAGTGATCCGACCGTTGACGACCTCCATCGCATCGACGGCGAACGTGTCGTAGCACTTGCCGTCGGTGATGTTGCAGTCCTCGGCCTTAATCCAGATGAACGGAGCCGTGTACAGCTCGCGACCGATTCCCCACAGGAACCCGGCGCGCTTGAGCGCGTCGCTGCTCTCGCCCTTCTCCGACTCCATGTTGCTCTCGGTTCCGGCCGCCTGCTTGTCGATCCAGAGGCCCTTGTCCGCGTCGTAGACGCTCAGCGTGCAGTTGAGCACGCCCTTGACCTCTTCATACCCGCAGCGCCAGTCCATCGGGCCGAACGTCTCGTCGAGCAGCGCCATGTCCGTGCGGCTCGTCTTGTACAGCAGCAGGGACAGGCCCTTGCCGCTCTTTGACACCTGGCCGATTCTGCACTCGACCTCATCAGGGTAGAGGTCTCTCACGAGTCCGCTCATTTCTGCACCTTTCCCAAGTAGTACGTCCATACCGGGAACCCGGTGGACTTCTCCATGTCCTCGACCGCCTCGGAAAGCTCCGCATACGTCGAGCACCTGACCGTCTTGCGATGCACGGCCTTCATCTTGCCGGAGCACATCAGGTAGCGCCCGGCCCCGTGCCAGTTGACGCACTTAGTCATCGCGGAGCGCCTCCTTCATATCCGACAAGGCCCTCGACAGCAGCGCGGCCCTCTCGCCGGTTGGCCCGTGGTGCGTTTTCGCGAAGTCTGCATAGAACTCGACCGGGTGCCTGACGGCCTCCATGTGGTCGGAAACGCATCCGCAAAGTACAGTGACGAGCACGTCGAGCGACCTGTCACCCTCCATCCCGAGGTTGCGCTTGAAGTCCTTCATGTTGCTGCAACCGTCCACGGCGTCGAGGAACGTGTCGAGGTTCATCGGTAGACCTCCTCCAAACTGAAGTACTTCCCGCACTTCTCGGCGTATGCGTCGCGCACCTTCAGCACCGTCCGTGGCATCAGCCCGCACTTGCTGAGGTCACCGCCGCAGATGCGGTACAGCATCGTGCGCTGTATCCCGCACGCCTCGGCCGCCTTGGACACGGAGCCGCACGCGGATACCAGCTCCTTCGCGGCCTGAGATACGACCAGATACGACATAGACAACTCCTTTCCGTTTCGTTGTGTATCAACATTGTAACACACGAATACCGTAGACCGTCGGGGAAACTTCGATGAACCCCAAGGCCCACATATTCACCTTGTAGAACGTCCGGACGCCGTTCTCGCCATTTACCCCGACAGTCTTCGTCTCGATGATTCCGTGCCTCGCCAAGAGCCTGAGCCTTGCCCGGAGCGTCGCCCTGCCCCCGCACCGCGCGTCCCATAGGTCGTTTCCGGCCTTACTGTAATCGAAGCGCGCCCACTCGCCGGGTTCACGGTTCTCGATGAGGTACGCGAGCGTCACCAAGTCCGCCAGCGAGAACGGCGACCCCTCCGGCATCCCGACGAGCGTCTCCCCGTATCCCGTGATAATCATTTGAGCCTCCCAAATCGTTTTTACGGTGCCGTTTCCCGGCTACCCTAGCGCCTACACCTAAAAACGCGAAACATGCCCTAGAAAACGTTTCTATGACTTCCTAGGGCATACCGTGAGCCTTGGCGTATTCATCATCCCGTCTCGCCTTCTCCCGCTTGGCTACCGCCTTGCGGAACTCCGCCGCAGATTCCTCCGCGCTCTCGCGCCTCTTTGCCTCGATCGCGTCCAGCTCCTGGCGGGTGATGCTGTTCGCCACGTATATCTGGTCGATGGGTACCGGGACGCCGTAGGCCCTGATGGCGTCACCCAATGACGGCCTCATCTACGGCCTCGGGTTCCACGGGTACTTCGAGCGCGGGAACTGCCGCTCGGTGCCCCCCGCCGCGACCCACTCCTTGGTGAGCCTGTCGGCCTCGACGTATTCGGGGACCCCATTCTGGACGCACCGGTCGTAATGGGCGCAGCATGACGACGGGAACCCGCCCTTGCCCGTGGAGTTCATGTAGTCCTTGATGAGGCGTTCGCGCGGTGACCTCTCCGCCGCACCGACGTACGCCTCCCCGACGGGAGCGGTGCAGGAGGCGTCGGACTTCACCGAGCCGGTCTGCTGGTCCCTCCTGATCCACTTGGAAATCGTCAAGCGGTAGTTCCTGTACCGCTTGCCGGACTGCTCGCAGTACTCGTCGACCTTGGTGATGTAGTCGCGCCAGAAGCCGGGGAACTGCCCGTCGAGTTTCGCCGCGTCCTCGTCGCTCAGGAGAACATGTCCGAACTCGCCGAGCTTGTGCCTTGGCTCCTTTGGCTTTTGGGACGTTTTATCTACACTACCTAATGGTGATGTAACTGATGAATCAAATGGTATAGGTTCGCCCTTTCGGACGTTTCCATTTGACTTTTCGTCGAAATCCATTTGCCTTTTTGGGCAAATGGAATTTCCCATTTCGGCAAATCCTTTTTCCGTTACCGCGTACCACTTCGTCCTATCGTATGAGTTCTTATTGAAGCTTCCTGAAACGATGATCCCAGCTTCTTCGAGCTTTGCCAGAGCGGTTCGTATCTTCTTTTCAGACAGGTACGGATACAAATCATGGAGTGCTTTGATGCTGTTGAACGTGTAAGCGAGTCCGCCCTTTATATTTCGTCCGTTCGCCTTGTTCGACATGCACCAAAACGAAAGACCCTCCAGTAGAACGGCCTCTGCCATGCCGTATTTCTCGGCGATAGATACATTAAATTTGTGATCCATAGATGCCCTCGTTTACATGTTTTGGAGGAATATTTCGCTTATGCCAGATTCAACCGATCTTTGCATAAGGGTTTCGTAAAACCCCCGTTGGTTGTCGGCAACGAATTTCGACAAATCGCTAGTGGCTTCGACCATGTCCGACATCAGCATTACATCCATGTTGCACGCTCCGTTTGACATGCCAACCATGAATACATCCTCAATCGAACCGTCTCCTCCGCTTACGATTGAAAGCTCAAGATTTGTCATGGTTTCGCGGCATCGCCTATGAAGCTCCTTCGGTATTGCCATCAGGTTGCTAATTCTGCTGTTCCCACGGTTCATGTCTAGGTGATGAACCTCGTAGCCTTCTGGTATTTCCTCGCAGTAGAACCTCTCGTATTTCTTTCGATAGTTTTTAAGTTCGTACCACTCTTTCATTTTTACCCCAAAACCAAAACCCCCTCGCAGGTAGCAGCTGCAAGGGGGTTTTGATATTCCATGCCCGTATGGGCTTGAAAGCTATGCCATCGCGAAAGCTGCTACCAATCGCTCATATGATTATACCATCAAAACGGGATGTCCGAGGCGTAGATTTCATGTGCTACCTGCTGCGATAGTGACGGAGAGTATTGCTGCCGACCATTCTGCCAACGGCTCATGAACTCTGGAGCACATTGATGGCGTTCCTGCGGGCGATACCGCACCAGTCAGCGACGTACTGGGCCGACCCGGTGAACCAAGACTCACCGTCTTGGGAGAAACCGCAGATGAGCGCGTAGGCGACGAGTTCGGATCCCTTCAGGCCCAACTCCTCGACCATGAACGGCCTGAGAACGACATACGATTCCGTTTGCATGGACACTCCTTAAAACGACAACCCCGCCGGGTAGATTGCGCCTACCTGACGGGGTTGTCGTTTATCAAACCCGCTGGGATCGGGCGTGATAGCTATGTGCGGGCGCAATCCGCGTGTATCAATTATATCACACGGAGGCCCGTAGGGTTAGGCCGCGTGTGGTATGGGAGACTCGCGGCCCGTCTGCAATTATAGCATCAAATGAGGCCGAAGTCGGTGAGGGCGAGCAATTCCCACGGCCTTTTACCGGTTCCCCGGCGATTCAGGATGCGATAGAACTCCACGCCCCTCGTCTTGCCGTCGGGCCTCTTCGAGATAATCGGTTCGGCCCCGGCTTTAAGGCAATACTCTAAGAACGAGTCCCATTCCTTTGCCGATATGGCCCCGTGGAGCTTGGCTTGGATGAAGTAGGCCTTGCCCCCTCTGACAGCCCAGATGTCAGCCGGTGTCCTCGAAGCGTACGACCGCATACACGTGAAACCCTTGGCCTTCAGCGCCTTGATGGTCGAGTACTCGAATGCGCGGCCTTTCTCGTACGGTGTCATTACTGCTCCTTAATCTTGAACGTGTACGCCGCCATGCGGTCGTAGCGCGTCCTGATTCCCGCCTTCCTGCTGGCCTGCTCGTATCGGGCGATCTTGCGGTCGAGCCGGGCCTGAAGCCTGTCGGTCGGCTGTCCCCCCGAGCGGAGGATGGACATAGCGCCCTTGATCCTGCGAACGTCGTTCTCCTGCGACCGCTGCCACTGGGTGAACTCGTAGGCGGTCAGCTCGCGACCGCTCTTGAGCTTGAAGCCCGTGGGCCTCGTGGCGGCGTCGCGGAACTCGCGGAGGCGTTGCGCGTCGTAGGTCGTTCCTGCTCCCAAGATGCACGGCAGGACGTCGTGCTTGCAGTTGCAGCCCTCCCCGATGGGTCGCTCAAGCCCGCCCTGAATCTGCTCGAACTTGGCTTTTGGGTATTCCTTGCCCTGATACGGAAGGTGGTCGGGAGCGCACATCATGTGGGCGGTTATCTCAACGCCGTCGGCCCCGAACAGCTCGCCGTGGGCCTGATTGAAGTCATTCGAGCACTTGTGCAACGCGTCGCGGACATTCATCTCGACCGCGCTCCACAGCTCGCGCGTCTGCCCGGACGGGTACATGACCTTGATGCCCTGACCGGCGAAGCGGTTCACCACGTCGGCGATGGCCTCTTGGGTGCCCATGACCGGAATCTTTGCGATGACCTCTTGACACAGGCCCATGTAGCCCTTTTTGAAAGGTACCAAGTTGCCTCGGTTGTCGTACAGCATGAACACGGACGTTCGGAGACAGTCGAGAATCGAGGCGTTGACGCGTGACTTGCCCGACTTGAGCACCCCGGCGAGAATCTCGTTCCCGGAGGTCTTGACCGGATCGAGGCCCTTCATTCGGTAGAACTTCGCGGCCCTGCGGTCCGCCTTCTCTGCTGCCTTCGCCGCATCGACAGCCGCCTGCTCGCCCAAGCCCCCGCGAAGCGTCTTCAGCATCCGGTACACGACCGCCATGTCGAGCGCCGTCCATCTCGCCGCGTCCGCCGGGGTGGAGTCCTCGTCGGCGTCCCTCAGCCGCTGCGCCAAGAGGCAGAGGACGGCCACCTCGAATGCCAAGGTCGCCCGCCCGTAGAAGTCGTCGCTACTCATCGAGGCCGCCAATCAGCGTTCCCAGGTCGTCGGCGTTGTCTTCCTTGATTGCGGCGACGCGGTCGGCTGCGACCTCCGGCGTCTCGTTGAACACGAGCATACGGTAATCGACGGCATCGGAGCCGCCGAAAGCCTGACCCGCCACGATGGCGTTCAGCTGGTCGGAGAAGGTGTTGATGTAGTCGTTCGACCACTGATATTCGACGTGGTACTCCCCCACGGCACCGATGCCGTAGTAGTTGAGCAGCGTGTCCCAGCAGACGACGAGCTCGCCCAACATGCCCTCGGCGACGTTGCGGGCCGCGTTGACGAATGCCTGCGTCTTGCGCATGGACTTGCGCACGTTGTCCACGTTCTCGTAACCGGTGCTGTTCGGGCTGGAGAGGATGCCGTGCGAGATTCCGACCGCGTTCTCGACCTTGCGGTACTGTTCCTGCAAGCCGTCGAGGTACGGCTGGAGCTGGATGGAAGGAGCCCATTCCTTGAGCGTCGGGGTACCCCCGTCGGCGAGCGACTGGAAGAGGCGCTCCTTGCCCTTGGGCAGGTCCACAACCGCGTCGACGATGTTGCCTTGGTTGTCGCGCTTGTAGCGCTTGTGGAACAGCGAGCGGTCTGCGAAGACGGCCTTCTCGCTCAGCTCGAACTCGCTGTGCATCTGGGAGTCGAGGTAGTGAATCTCCTTGATGGGCTGCGAGGCCCCGAAGCAGATGGGCGTTCCCTTCTGGGCGTTGGGGTTGCGCGGGTCGAGGGCGAACGAGCGGTAACGGGCCACGAGCAACCGGGGCGTGTTCGGCACGATCCACTCGTCCTCGTTGTGCTCGGCCCAGTCTGGGAAGTCCGCGAGCGTGAGGCTCGATATCTGCTGGTCGCGCATGATGTAGGTCTTGTAGCGCGTCGCCATGGCCTGCGTGCCGTCTACGGCCGTGTAGGGAACCAGCTCGACCTTGCGCATGAGCGTGTAGACGGTCGAGGTGTTCTTCATGGTCTTCTTGTCCACGACGTAGATTACGCTCGTTAGCTCGCGCCCGTTCGCGCCCAAGATGGCGAAGTTTCCAGAGTCAACGACGACATTGTCGAACCCATGGCCGTTCCAGCTCGGCACGATAATCGCGTCGCCGCTCAGGAAGGCCATGCTCATGGCGTTGGTGAAGTAGTTCAACACGAAGTCGCGCGCCGTCGCGTCCAGCTGGGCCGCACGCTGCCCTCCCACGACCGGCATACGGAAGTCCGACGTGACGAGCGTAGCCAAGGACTCGCAGATTTGGCTCTCGACCGAGCCGACCGTCCCCTTGCTCGCCGCGTCCGAGTATGCCTGCTGCGGCTGCACTCCCTGAATGCGCTTGCCGATGGCGGCTGCGAGCCGGTCGAGTGCGCTGTTGAGAAATCCCATATATACCTCCCGTTTAGGTGTCTCTGCAATTATACGGTGCCGTCGAGCTGCTTGCGGTAGATCGTGCGGACGAAGTACCGGATCGCGTCCATGGCGTGGTCGTGCTCCTTGATGACCTTGGTCTCGGCGCTCTTGGAGTCCCAGACGTACTGCCCGAACTCATCGACCGCCTCCCTGCACCGCTCGCAGACCTTGAGCCGGTCTAGCTGGATGAGGTTGTCCACGTTCTGGATACCGGGAACCACTTCATTGTCTGCCGGGATGACCGTGAACAGGCCGTCGGCGCGTATCTCCTCGATAAAGGACGAGGCCGACGGGTCTACGACGATCGACTCGATGTCGTACCGCGAGATTCTCGCCTTCAGCTCCTTGTAGAGCATCGCGTCGGTCTTGCGGTAGCCCTTCTCGCGCGAGTCGAAGCTGTACTCGTCGAAGGCCACGACCGCGCCGCCCCTGACCGTCCAGAGAAGCGCAGCGAACGGGTTGGTGATGCCGTAGTCGATGCTGACCCATACGGGAGCGTGCTCGGGAATCTCGAACAGGGGAATGTCCGGGATCACGGCCTGCTCGAGCGCGGTCTGGTAGACCAAACCCTCGGCCTGAGTCCAAAGCCCCCTGATGTAGCGGTCGTAGAACACGCCCGTGTACTCTCGGCAAAGCTGCTCGACGTAGCTCTTCGGCAGATACGGGTTATCGAAAATGGTGTAGTGCTGTCGGTAGATGTCGAGGTCCCTGCGGTCGATGAACTGCTTGAGCCAATGGCGAGGCCCTTCCGGGTTCAAACCGGCGTGGCATTCCGAATACTCGAAGGACAGGCGGGACTTCAGCATCTCGAAGACCTCGGGGTTGATTCCGGCGGCCTCGTCGATGTAGCAGAATTTCACCGCCGAGCCTTGGAGTTTGCGTTTCTGCGTGGCCTTCTCGGCTCCTAGGCAGTAGCACCGCTGCCCGAACAGGTTCACGGTATTGTCCGGGCCTCCGATCGTCCCGACCATGCCCTCGCCGAACTGCTCGCGCATGGGCACCAAGACGTTGCGCTCGATGTTGCCGAGTGACACGCCCATGAGCAGGTTGATCCCATCCAACCCGACCCCGTGTATCACCCGGTCGGGAATCGTGAAGTTGTTAGCCAGCCACGACTTGCCGGATCGCACCGCGCCCTCGGCGAAGTTCCACCGGTGATGGGCCTCGCGCACGTACTCCTTTTGCTTGTCCGTTAGGCTAAACGACGGCACTGTTGCGCACCGCCTCGGTCATGTCCTTGATGGCCTTCAAAAGCTCCTCGTTGCCGTCCTCGGGCTTACGCTGGCAGCGCCCGAACTCCTGCGGGTATGCGCGTTCCAGATACCAGGCAGACGCCTGCCACTGCCCATCGCTCGCGGCCCGCGTGATGTTCTGCAGATGGAAGGCCTTGCGCATCGCCTCGGCCCTGCGGTACTCGTGTGCGAACTTCACGTATTCCTCGTCGTCGTCGCGGCCCCTTATGCCGTCCTCGCCCCACGACAGCCAGTTGAACAAGGTGGACGGGTGGATACCGACCGCCTTCGCCACGTCCGTCGTCGAGAGGCCCGCGCGTACGAGCTTGATTATCTCGCGCCGGTTGTCCGCCGTGAACTTGGTATTCTTCTCCCGTGCCATGTCTCACTCCCCGTAAAGTAAAAGGGACGGCCTGAACCGTCCCGATGTAGGTCTATTAGATTGTACCGTCTGAAACCCTCAGATGCCGTTTTTAGCCCGTTTCACCGCTTTAGCCAGCAACCACACCGGGAGCGCCAGAAACGTGCAGATAACGCCGATGCAGGCCAGCAGCACGAAGCGAATCGCTCCCCACCACCAGCCGACGAGCACCCAGTACAGGCAGCCGTGCCGCATCAGTACATCACCTGCGTGTAGTAGGCCGATGCGTAGGCGAGGACGGTGAATGCCGCCCATGCCGCCGTCACTCCGACGCTCTTCTTGTCCCAGACCGACGTGAGCGCGTTGCAGGCCCCGACGCACACCATCACGAGCGGCGCGAGCTGAACCGTGAACTGCTCCATTGCTAGTTGTCCTTCCCCATGTAAGGCTTGCCGTCGATGACGTAGATACCGCTCAGCTCGGACTTCTTCCTGAACCCACCGGACCCGTACGAGCGCTCAAGCGACTCGCGCGTGTACGGGTAGGCATAACCGTACCTGTCGACGAACCACTCGTCTTCGCTGCCGGGAATCTGGTACGACGTGAACCATTGCCCGCCATCGATACCGCCATTGAACACCGCGTAGCCGTCCTCAACAGCCTCGGTGACCTTCCTCGTCCTTGCGACCTTTACCTTCATGGCGTGCTCCAATCTCTATGCCCGACAAGCTAATAATATAACTACTGTATCAACTTTGCAACATTGAAACCATAGCAACGCCCCCCGGCAGAACCGGAGGGCATCGGAAAGGAGCCGCGCCGACGGCGAAAGGCACGCAGAAAGACCGTCGGCGCACTGGAGATTGTACTACTTCGCGTAGAGTCCCGCAGCCAGGGCCTTGCCGATGGCTACGTTTGTGTTCGGGCCGTTGTACCCGTCCGCGCCGTCGGGCCCGACCGAGATACCGTGGTCGATGAGCCATTGCTGGTGACGCTTGATTGTGCCGCTGCCCATCTGGCGGGCCTGAACCCCGCAGAACTCGGGATAGATCTTGCAGCCGACCTTCTTTTGGAGCGCCAAAACCATATCGGAGCCGACGCCCTTGCCGGTCTTCGTGAACTCCACGCCGCCGTCGGTCGCCCAGAAGTAGGGCTTGTTGGAAAGCCACTGGCCCGACATGATTCCGTCAACCGTAGTTCCGAGCTGCTTCTGCAATGCCCTGTTGAACTTCGGCCCCCAATAGCGCGTGTCGCCCAAGTCGGGGTGAGTGTTGTCCTTGACCTCCGTGTTGGAGCCGTTGAGCACCTTGCCGTCCGACTTCCAGACGAGCTTGCCGTTCCACGGGTAGCTGTAGTAGGCCTTGATGTTGGACTCGCGCCCGTTCTGATCGCCCTTTGCGCCGGTGATGGTGCCCTTCTCGCTGATGCTGAACTGTGCCAAAAGGTCGCCGCGTGCCGATCCGTAGCCGGAGATACATACCGCCGTGTGGTGCACCTCGTTTAGGTAGATGTCGCCGCGCTTGGCGCTCGCAACGCCCATGGCCTGCCAGACGAACAGGCCGGTCTTGAGAAGCTCGGACTTCATGTTGCCCGTGTAGGTGGCCCCGAACGTGTTCACGCCCACCGCTCGGAGGGCCGTGATGACCGCCGAGCTACAGTCACGGTCGCCGCCCGCGATTGCCACGGTAGTTCCGTCGGAAAGCCTAATGGTCTCCGTGGTTCCGTCACCCATGCGGTTATATTGCGAGTATCCGTGCCCCGTGCCGCCGTTGTGGGTGCAAAGGTGCTCCATGACCTGGGCGAATGCCTCGCGTTGAGTGATTGCCATAATTGCCTCCTTAAAGCAAAGGGCCGCAGGTTGCCCCACGGCCCGGATGGTGCCATGCCCCGCGTGACGCTATCGCGGATGGGGCACCCGGATAGACCACCCCCTAGCCGAGGTCGTCATACATGAGCGCGCGCTCGGAATCTCCGACGCCCTTCGTGGTCGGGTCGGTCACGACGCCGAGGATTGCGAGGACCGCGAACAGCGCGTTGATGATCGCCGCGAGCTGTTGGTTCAACACGACGAAGTCCCACGTGTACCCGAACGGTGCGGATACCGCCTGAACCAACAGCAATACCGCCGGGATGAGCGTGATCCAGAACGTCTTGTTCTTGATGCGAATCTGCCAGTTGATGTCTGGCTTCTCCGGCTTCTCTTTCTGGAACTCCGGGAAATCTTGGTCTGTCATGTTTACCTCCTAGAACGGGTGCAGGCCCAGTGCCCACACGATATAGGCGAGCAATGCCGCCACGGTGCCGTTGATGAGCGTGTTCACGATTGCGTCCCAACGCTTCGCGCCCTCTTGGGCTCGGGAATCGACGCGCTCGTACAGCTTCGCCACGTCGGCGCGGGTCTCCGAGCACGCGGTCTGGATCTGGGCCAAGATGACCGAATCGTGCTCGCGGCTCAATCGCAAGGCGTCAAGCTCCCTGCCGTGGGCCGTGACGCGCTTGTCGAGCGTCTCGATGCTCTGCTTTATGTACTCGATTCCGGCTTCGTCCATACTGCCTCCTACGTGTACGACTTGCCGACGTTCTTGTTGAGGCGCTGCATACGGGTTGGCGAGGCCGCCCCGATGGTCACGCCGATTGATACGTCGGAGCCGCTGTAGCTCTCGTTTACCTCGGTGATGATCTCGGTCCCAGTATAGCCGAGCACGTCGTACGCCACGCGGTCGCCCAAGTCCCATTTGGTCCTGTAGTCCTCCGCGCTTACGTCGATGCTCATCGTCGGCGTCGAGTTGTAGTTGTACGAGCGCAGTGCCGCCGCCGCGTCGCAGGCTTCCTGCGTCGTCTCGTTGCCCATGAGGTCGCTGACGTCCTCGTTCCACTCGAAGGCGTAGGTCGTCTGCCATTTGTGGCCCGCGCACTTCGCACTGCTCTCGCGTTTGGCCTCAGCGTTGAAACCCTTCAACAATGACGCCTGAGTGCTCGTGTCGTGCTCGAAGTCCGCTGACAGCACGTTGCCGTTCGCCTCGGAGAACACGTAGCCCGTGTTGTCGAAGATGGCCTGCGTATGCGGCATGAGCTGGTACAGTCCGCTCTCGGCCTTGAAGAGCGGCGCGCGGAACAGCCGGTCGTTCTTCTTGCACAGGTCGTAGATTGCGTCCTCCATGACCGTCGGGGAGCCGAACGTGTACCGCGTGCGCCCTCCCCAGTTCTCGTACGCGAGCATCGTCTTCGTATATCTCGGGAGTCCGGTCATGTACTTGTCGCCCGTGCTGTTCAGCATGGCGCTGAGCACCTTCGTGCCGCTTGGCTGGTCGATATACCATCCGCCGTAGCTTGAGCCGGTGCCGCGAGTCGTGTTGGTGAAGCCCCAGATGCCCTCGCCGAACACGCCCGAAAGCTCCGTGTACTCGCCGTCGCTTCCCTTGTGCGTCTTTATCTTGAACACGACACCGATTTCGGGAGGCACGCGAGTGGTCGGAGACGTCGCGATACGGTCGGCTATCTCCACGAGGAACTTGGTAGGCCACAACTGTTCGACCAAGCCGGTCGGTATGCGCACCGTGAACGAGCCTGAATCGAATGCCTTGCGCTTCCACTCGACGTAGAAGGCGTTGACTGCGGCGAACCTGAGCAAGATGTCCGTCGCCACCGGCGCGTTGTTGTCCGGTCCCGTCTCCTGGTAGATGTTTATCAGCATGAGATTCCGAACCTTCTCTCCTTGACGCGCATGTACAGGGTCAGCGGCCCGGATGTGAAGACGTTCCATTGTCCCGGCTCGAGATGGTCGGTCGAGAACATGGACAGCTCGATGTCCTGCGGGCGCTCCTCCCCCTTCAGGAAATTGAGGTCGAAGTTCGCCTCGTTGAACACATCATCGGGTGCCACGCCGAACGCGAAGCACCTGCCGAACTGCCCCCATGCGAAACTCCCC